TTGCTAATTTTTGTTTATTAATTGATCTTAAATAACCTACAATCATTCCAACATCATAAAAAATTTCTTTTTCATTATTATCTTCCAATAATGCTTTATGATCTTTTTTTACTGACCAATATATATTTGCTACTTGTTTTCTAATTTCTCTTATTTCTATTAGATTCATTGTCATCCTCTTTTAGTCCTTCGGAAGACCACCTAACTTTAGCACCTAGTCTTCCCGCTTTTTGTTTTAACTTTCTGTTTTTCTCTTGTTCTTTGCGTTCTTCTTCCGCACTTAAACAAATCAATTCTACCTTACCTGTCTTATCATTTTTCTTTTTGTCAAATAGGTGTTCAATCTTTGGCCAAATCTTTTTAATCTTATCTAACCTACAATTACATAACCTACTTAATATTTCCCAATCAAATTCTATGCTCTTACCTCGCCAACAATGACAATATAATAAAACATATGCTCCCTGTTCATCTAACGACATTTTTAATCTGTTTGGGTCGCTTATCCAATCACCCGCATAAAATTGAAATGCGGGACTTTGTTCTTCTTTTTCTGATTTTCTCACCTTTTCACCGCCATATAACTAAATAATTCTGTCCCTATTCTTTTCTGAACAAGACATATGATTTTTCTATTCTCTAAATTTCTAACATAAGACCCTAGCTTTCGTACTGCGACACCTTGTGCTTTTTCACAATCCATAGCTAAAAATCCTTGATAGTATTCGTGCCTATCGCCTGTCTTTGCCGTTTGTAGAAATACATCTAAATCATACATCTTTTTTTTAACGGCATTGTCAATAACTTCGGCTACGGGTGTCCACCCGCCATTTGATTTGATCATATTATCCTCTTTTGGTTTCATATTTATTATTAACTTATGTAAATTAAACGATTTGAAATTACAAGTCAAGGGAATTGTCTTTTGCTACTATCTTGTATGTAGTTGTAGGTGTAGTTGTAGTTGAAGGTGAAGGTGAAGGGCTATTTTTTGCCATTGGCAAAACGATAGCAAAAACATGGCGGTGCTATAAAAGTGTTGTAAAATGTGAGGAATTGTGAGTATTTGTGAGGAATAAAGGCGAGGAAAACAAAACCTAAAGAGAAGAAAAAAACCTCGCCTCTATTTTTTAGACCTATTTGTGAATTATATCTAATCTCAAATCGGGTCTTATATACTCTATATCAAAATCACCAAGTTTTGCAATCTGATATGCTCTAAATGGTGGAATAACCTTCCATTTAGATACTGCGGGATGTGAAATCCCTAACATTTTTGAGAGTTTTTTACCCCCATATGTATTCACTACCTCTCTTTTGCGTTCTACGGCAAGTTTATATGAATTAGCCATTTTCCCCCTCTATTTCATGCTTTAATCCGAGCAAATATCTTGCTCTTTCTCTAGTTTTAATTCCTTCATCTGCCATTTGTAATATTGCTTCTGCTTTCTTATAATGATCAGGAATAACACTAGAACGATCAATATTAATGACCTCTTTTGCTATTCTTTTTTCTTTAGCTGAAAGTTCATCAATCAATTCATCTAAAATTGTTGCCATATTTCCTTTCTTTTTTGTCCGATTTTTTTACGAACAACTACAATATACATATTGACTTAACATAAATCAAGTATTATATTAATAAAAGTTAATAATAAATAGTGAAAAAAGCGAGGTAAAATGACAACTATTGTAGCAACACAGGGAACAAATGAGTTCCCAAAAGTCCCAACAGGTGTCCATAATGCTAGGTGTGTCCGAGTTATTGATCTTGGAACACAAAGAAACGATTATGGCGGAAATATAACATATAAACGGCAAGTGCTGATTATATGGGAAGTTCCCGATCAAATGGCTAATGATCAACCTATGACAATCAGTAAGTTCTATACTTTGTCTTTACACGAAAAATCCAATTTAGGTATGGATTTAGTGTCTTGGCGAGGAAGACCTTTTACTGAACAAGAAAAGCAAGGATTTGATATTACCAAATTAATTGGTGTTCCTTGTCAAATCAATGTTATGCACAATGATAGCGGTAAAGAGAAAATATCTAGTGTTATGCCTTTAGGTAAAGATACAAAGATAAATGAACAATACCACGAAAGCATATCATTTAGTATAGATGACTTTCAAAAAGGCCAAAGAGAGCAATTCAATAAACTATCGGAAGGTATCAGAAAAATGATATTGCGTTCTAAAGAGTTAGACGGAATTGATACTAGCGATCTTGGTGATGAAGGTAATGGTAATGATCTTGGGAAAGTGCCGTTCTAATGAAATACACTAATGCGTCAAATCTCCCTAAAGCAATAGAGAGGGCGGTGGAAAATGACCCATACGATAGTAGCGGGTCAGATATATCAACAACAAGATTGATAGCACCGCCTCGTATTAGAGTATTGCAAAAAAGGAATTGGGATTTAATTGAAGAGGATATTTCCGATAGAGTATTCTCTTTATTAGGACAATCAGTTCATCATATCATTGAACGATCTAAAACCCGTAAAGAGATAGCCGAAAAAAGATTATTCTATAAAGATGATAAAATTACTAATGGTTGGACTTTAAGTGGTCAGTTTGATTTACTTAATAGAGAAGGCCATTTGATTGATTTTAAATGTACATCTGCTTGGTCGGTTGTTTCTGCTTTAAGTGAAGGAAAACCCGAATGGGAAAACCAACTTAATGTATTAGACTTCTTATGTAGAAAAAATCCAAAAGAGTTAATCAATTACAAGACTGAAATAAAAGTAAAACGATTATCTATTATGGCTATATTAAGGGATTGGTCTAAATTAAGAGTAATGCAATCCGATAACTACCCAAGAAAACAAGTAGTTATGGTGCCTGTTCGTAGGTGGACAGAAGAGGAACAAGAAAACTATATTAAGGAACGAATAAGAATACACCAAAATGCTGAAAAGGTATCTGAATTGCCTATGTGTACTGCTACTGAAAGGTGGCGGAAAGAAGATAAATATGCCGTTATGAAATCGGGTCGTAAATCTGCTTGGCGATTATTTGATACAAGACAATTAGCATTGGACTTTCTTGCCTCTCAAAATATGGTTGAAGGCAAAGGTTGTAGTATTGTTGAACGATTAGGTGAAGATACAAGGTGTAATCATTATTGTAATGTAAATCAATTTTGTTCTCATTATATGAAAGTTAATTTCTAATGGCTAAAAAAAAGGATAATGTAGTTAGACCTTTTGCTTATACTAAAGATACTTTAATCATGGACTTGCTTCACAGATATGCCAAACGATCAGAAATTGGTATAGCTGAACACGGCAAGACTATGGTTGAGGCGGATAAACCCGTAGATCAATGGATAGAAGACGCACAAGAAGAGGCATGGGACAAAATAGTCTATCTTGAAAAGTTAAAGCGAATACTCAAAAACCTAAATATTAAATAGAACAAACCAAGAACATAGTATATAATCTGTACTATGCTTAAATTCATATTAGTTATACAATTATGCTATGGTGCAACGGGTGTATGTTTTAGCCCATTGACCAATGCTGATTTTATATATGATGACTACAAATCATGTATTCTTCAAGGGTATGAACAAGGAGCAAAATTTATTAGTGAATTAGACGATCAATCCATGAAATCTAAACCTTTAATCAGATTTTGGTGTGAGGAAAAAGTAATAGATGAAGAGAAAAAGATCAACACATAGAACTCCTAGCACAAAAGATAGTTTAGGTGTTATAAGCTATCAATTACGAGAAATAAGGGAAGATTTAGCTAAAAACAACAAGGATATAGAAGAATTAAAAAAACAAATTAATTTAGGTAAAGGTGGTATTCAAGCAGTTTTTGTGGTAGGTTCGTTTATAGCTTTGCTTATAGGCTTAATAAAGTTATTTAAAGGATAATTTATGATTGGAATAATTACAAAACTCTTACCTAGTGGAATCAAATTAGGTATGGAAATAATGAAAAATAAACAGAACACTAAAAGATTAGAAAGTGTTGCTGAAATGAAACACATGGAAAGAATGGCTAATGGTGAATTAGAATACAAACAGGCAGTAATGCAAAATAATCAACAGGGCTGGAAAGACGAATTCGTTTTGATACTTGTTTCGGCTCCCGTGATGATCTTAATTTGGTCAATATTTAGTGATGATCCTGCCATAATGGAGAAGGTAGATAAGTTTTTTACACAATTTAACAATATGCCTTTTTGGTACCAAGCCTTGTTTATTGGAGTAGTTTCGGCTATATATGGTCTTAAAGGGGCTGATATAATGAAAAGGCCAAAATAATATGTATGAACAATTAAAAGAACGAATCAAAGAACATGAAGGATTTGTACCAAGAATATATAAAGATAGTCTAGGATTTGCCACAATCGGCTACGGACACCTTGTAAAAGAAGGTGAACAATGGGAAGAAGGCAAAGAATACACTAAAGAACAATTAGAGTATGTTTTTGATACAGATTTTGAAGAGGCTAAAAAAAATGCTTTTTCTTTAATTGGTGATATTGAATTAGTTGATGACGCAAAATGTGTCTTAATTGAGATGGTGTTCCAATTAGGAATAGGTGGTGTTTCTAAATTTAAAAAGATGTGGGAAGCATTATCTAAAGGTGATTATGGTGAAGCCTCGTTTCAAATGATGGATTCTCGTTGGGCAAAACAAACTCCTAAACGAGCAGAAAGTCTTTCAGCTATTATGAGAAGTTGCAAAAGTTAATTAACTTTGCTATACACTTCATAATGGTATGTTAATATTTGAAGAAATAATAATAAATTATCATAAGCTAAAAGAAGGAGAAACACCTGTTCTTCGTGATGTGCATATAGAAGATGGTGTTATAACTTACATTGATCCAAAAGATAAATTAAAAAATTTGGTGGAATGTAAAGAAGGA